ACTCGCGAACGGCAAGGCCGCCGACGCCGGGGCGATCCTGCGGCAGGTCCTCACCGAGTACGCGCAGATGGTCCGCCTCCTGGACCTCGACGTGGAGCTCGGCTCCCCGATGGACGAGCCGGACGACGCCGGCCGCGAAGAGGCCGAGACGTCCCGCGCGCAGTACGTGGCCGGCTTCAAGTCCATGACCGGCCTCAAGTGAGCAACCGCAACCAGGAAGGGGCCCGCCCGTGACCGCGGTCCTGCCGCATTACAAGCCAGGTGGGCCGGCCAGCCTCCAGGTCGCCACCCTCATCTACGGCGGCCAGTTCGTCATGGCCAACAACGCCACGCCGGGCACCACCGACCTGACCGTGAAGCTGGCCACGTCGGCGGCCACGACGGTCCTCGGCGTGGCGGGGACTGACGCGAACGTGGTCACCACGCAGACCGGCGCGGCCAACAGCTACGGGCAGCCGCTCATCGACATCTCGGTGCTGACCGACTACGCGAGCGTCTACTACGGCGGCTACGACATCTGGGTCTGGTACGTCGGCCAGGCGAGCTTCGGCCAGAAGCTCATCATCGGCGCCACCGGCGGCGCGGTCACCGGCGCGGGCGCCGGCCCCGCGGCCGACCAGGTCGTCGGCACCTGCTCCATGCCCGGCGGCGTGTCCTCGGCGATGCTCACCCAGCAGATCGGCGGGCAGGGCTCGGCGGTCTACTTCCTGGGCCGGGCCCGGGTTCTCTGAGAGGAACGGCAGATGCCCACTGGCGCACGGGGTTACTCCGATTCCCCGCGGTACACCGTATCGGAACTGCTCAAGGACCCGCTGGTAATACCCGCCCTGATCCTGGACATCACGCAGAACGAATTCATCATGGATTCCGTTTTGCGCATGGGCGGCGCGGCCCCTTCCGGCGCGGTCCGCTATTCGGAAAGCACCCCGCTTTACGCGGACGACTTCCCGGAGATCCGCGCGGAATTCGCCGAGGTCCCGGTCGTGCCGACGTCCATCGGCGTGCCGCGGGTCGTCTTCTCGCACGAGCGGGCCATGGCGGTCATGGTGTCCGACGAGATGCGGCGCCGCCAGACCATCGACCCTGTGACAAGGCAGTTGCAGCAGGTCAAGAACACGATGGTCTACAGCTGGAACACCGCGTTCTACTCGGCCGTCGTGGCCAACGCGAGCATCCAGACGCTCGCCGTCGCGAACCCGTGGGCCTCGGCCTCGGCGACAATTCGCTCCGATATCGCCCAGGCTATTTACCTGGTTGAGAATGCGAATATCGTCTCCCCGGCGGGCGTCACGCAATGGCTCGGATTCGAAGCGGACACCCTGATTATCAATCACGGGACCAAGAACACGCTTATCCAGAGCAGCACATTCGCCGCGCCGTACGTGGGCGATATCGCCTCAGAGAACCTCCAGTACACCGGCGTGCTGCCGACCAAGATCCTGAACCTCGACGTGCTTTACAGCCGCCAGGTGCCCGCGGGCAACGCGATCGTCATGCAGCGGCAGCGGGCCGGCTTCTACGCCGATGAGCTTCCGTTCCAGGCGGGTCCACTTTATCGAATGGAATCGAACAAAATCTTTAGGTCTGACACGCAGCGCAGTTCAGCCATCGGATTGGACCAGCCGTTGGCGATCGCGTTGCTCAGCGGCGTCTAGCGAAACACGAACAAACACGGAGCGTAACTCATGCCTCAGGCTGCAACCGCGGTTCCGGCTCTCGACCCGCTGTCCGCCGCTGAGCGCGAGAGCCTCAAGAAGCTGCTCGCCCGCGACTCCGCCACCAGCGGCCCCGCAGGCCGGATCGGCGAGCCCTACGAGGCCCTGGCCTGCCTGTCGGTGCCCCGGCGCGGCGACACCGACCGGCAGACCGACCTCGTGTTCAAGGGCGAGACGGTCTACCTCACCGACGAGGAGGCCCGGCGGTTCAACCGCCACGACCCCGGCCGCGACGGGCGCATGACGGAAGTGGTCCGCAAGCTGAGCGGGCCGGACGGCTCCCGCGAGCCTGCCCCGCGCCTGCTGCCCCGCCACCTGTCCGGCAGGCTGTTCCGGCCCATGACGCCGCCCCCCGGCGACACTGCCCCGCGCCCGGACCCGGAGGGAAGCTCCGAGATCCAGGTCTTCGACGACGGCCGGGCGCCGGAGACCACCGGGGCGATGGCACCGGAGCCGTCCGAGATGGCCGCCAGCCTGACCGCCCCCGCAGAGCCGGACGCCCTCGACCTGCCCCCGCGCCGGGCCAGGACGGGCCGGTAGCCGGTGGCTAACAGCGGCGCGATCCAGCCGGCGGAGGCGGCAGGGCTGACCTGCCCCCGCTGCCACTTCCTCGCGCCCATGGTCCCTGTCGCGGCCCTGACGTTCCGGTGCTCGCGGTGCGAGTGGGCGTTCCTCCTCGCCGCGCCCGCGATCAGCAGCCCGGCGGTCCCCGCTACCACGGTCGCGGCGGCTAACGGCACGGGCACGGTCGTCGCGGTCACCATCTCGGGCGGCACGCTGACCTCGGTCGTGGTCAACGGATCGCAGGCAGGGACAACGGCCGGAACTTACCTCGTTCCCGTCGCCGGCACCATCAGCGTCACCTTCAGTGCCGCGCCGACGTGGGCGTGGGCGCTGCCCGTGACGAACGGCGCGGTGACCGCCGGCGGGGCGGCGCTCCCGTTCGCCGCGGGCGGCACCTCGTTCGCGCAGGGCCAGGTGCTCATCGTCGACCCGTCCGGCACCTCGGACGTGGTCACGGTCAGCGGCACCCCGGCGGCCACGAGCGTCCCCGTGAACAGCCTGAACCTGGCCCACAACTCCGGCGTGAGCGTGACCGTCGCCGTGCTCACCCCTGCGCTGTCCGCTGTCGAGGCAGTCCCGCAGACGACTTTCTGAGAGGAGGCGGCGAAGTTATGGCGCTGAGCAGGTTCACGGTCACGCAGACAGTGACGATCTCGCCGTCCGGCACAGTCACGGCCGGCACGTTCGGCAGCGCGAGCACCGCGCCGGTGAACACCGACCAGTGGAACCCGCTGTACCCGGCGACCTTCATCGCAGGCACGCCGATCTACGCGGACTCGTCGGCGCCAGTCGGGGCGGGCACCGGGGCGCAGCAACTCTACCAGGCACTGAACGCAGCAAGCGCGCTGCGCGCATACGTCGACGGCCAGGACGGCGCGGGTCGCTCCGCGCTGGCCAACTTAGGAGGCCTGATGCTCCAGCAGCCAGCAGTGCCCGCAACGTCCTCTGCCGGGCTCACCAACTTCGCCACCAACACTACCGGCAACACCGCGTACGTCAGCGTCGGCGCGAACGGCGCCACGATGGCGAACTACTGGGTGGCCGCCGCGAGCGTGGCCACCTCGGCGACCGCGTTCATGATGACCGTCCTGCCAGGGCAGACCTGCGCGCTGCAGTACACCGTCGCAACGCCGGTCTGGTACTGGTCGGAGTGCACGATCGCGCTGCCCGCAAGCACCGTCCCCGCCGCGAACACCACCGGGCGGGACCTGTCGGTGGTGTTCCTCGGCGGCGGGTCCGTCTCCGCCGTCACCGTCAACGGCCTCACCACCAACATCGTGCAGGCCCCGACGATGAACTCCCAGGGCATCCCGTTCCCCGCCGGGTCCGTCATGGCGGTCACCTACACCGGCACCGTGTGCTGGACGTGGCTCGACCCGCTCGACATGCCGCTGCCCCACTCCGACGCCCCCGTCTACGCGGCCAGCAACACGGTCGCGCCCACCGGCGTGAACGGGTTCTCGCCGCTGAACACGCTCCCCTACGCGGTGCACGCGGCGACCGGGGCGCCGGGCTTCGGGGTCGGGATCGCGAACTGATGAGCCAGTTCCCGCGCCGCGTGCTCACGGACACCGACGTGAGATGGGACCCGCACGCCAACGGGGCGGAGCGGTCCACGTTCACGCGCCACGGGACGGTGGCGGACATCGAGCCGGGATCTGCCCTGGAACAGGCATACGGGCCCGGCAACCTGTCCGGCGTCATCCCCCTCAGCCAGCGCGGCAACGAGGCGTGCTGCTCGAGGGCGGCGGTGTCGAACTTATGGCCGTCAGCCCGCGCATCGTCACCGCCGACCGGCAGATTTTCTGGGACGGGGTCACGCAGCGCCTCCCCAAGGGCCAGGTGCTCGACGTGCCGCCGGGTTCCGCGCTGGAGCGCGAGATCGGCCGCGACTACCTTGTTCCGCTCCCCGGCGCCGATGTCGCTCAGCCGCCAGCCGCAGAAACCGCGCCGCAGGAGGAGACCGCCCCGGCCAAGCCCCGCGCCGCAGTCGCAGTCGCAGTCAAGAAGCAGGCCGGCGACGACAAGGACGGTGAGCCGTGACCGCCCCGAACCCCCAGCCGCCGCGCCCGTACGGGCCCTGGTACCTCTCCCGGATCCTGCTCGTCGCCGGGACGATCCTGTTCGTCCTCGCCGCGTTCGCCGCCGGAGGGCACCCGCTCGCCGGCGTCCCCGACTGGTGCTGGGCGTTCGGCGGTTTCGCGGCCTGGGTGCTTTCGGGGGCGGTGCCGTGACGACGCCCGTAGCGTCGGGGACGCTGTACGCCTCGGTGGCCGACCTGCGCAACGTCATGAGCGGCACCGACAGCGGGACGGGCACGGCGGCGACGCTCACCGACGCGCAGCTTGAGCTTGCCCTGTACTCGGCGTCGAACAGAGTCTCCGTCTACGCAGGCAATGTCTATGACAGTTCGGTCCCGCAGGCCGTGCCGCCCGCAATCCTCCATGACCTGACGCTTGATCTCGCCCGCTTCTGGGCTGCCGTCACCTATCTCAAGTGGAAATCGGTAGAGACGACCTCGGCGACGTACATCGCCTACCAGAGCGCCATGTCGATCCTCGAAGACGTCAGGGACGGGAAGGTAACGCTGGGCGTCGGCGTGGCCCCCGGCGTCGGCGATGAGGTTGGGTTTGTCATAAATCGGATACCAGCCATTTTCACGGGCGAGGACTCCAACACCCGGCTCAATCCGATGACCGGCACCTTGATGGCCGACTCCCCGTTTTACACGGCTCGCACCGCTGGCCTTTTCGGCGACAGCGCGGAGTACCAGGGATGACCTCAACCTTCGCCGAGCGGATCGACGCGCTGCGCACCCTGACGGGAAAGGGCGAGCGGCTAACCGGCCTGTGCGCTGTCGATCAGAGGTACGCCAGGGCAATTCACGAGCACCTCGACTGGCATCACCCGCGCGGCGGGACGGCGAAGTACCTCGAGCGCCCGCTGATGGACAACTTCCGGGATTACCTCAGCGACTACGCCCGCACCGTGCTCACCGACGGCGGCCAGCCTGCGATGAAGCGGTCCATGGAGCATCTCTCCGACGAGGTTGAGGTGACGGCCCCGCGCGAATGGGGCGATCTCATGCGGAGCGGTCACCCGACCGTCGAGCAGGGCGGGCGCACGATCTACGACCGGGCGCCGAAGGCCGCGAGGCTGACCGCTGAGGAACTGAAGGCGAAGAGCCGCGCCACGATGCGCCAGCGGCTCGCCGAGGGACTCAGCGTCTACTTCATGCGCGGCGGCAAGGTCATGGTCATCCCCGGCAAGAACGAGCCGCACGGGCTACGGGGGCGGCTGTGATGCTTCCACTGACCTGCGGTACGCCTCCAGTGCCTCGTCAAGGATGCGCGACATCGGCACGTCGCGGCGCGCGGATTCCGCGCGTACCCACAACAGAAGCTCGGCTGACTGCGGGTGCCAGCCGAGGAGCGGCGTCTTGTGCTGGTTCGGCATCCGGGTCTCTAGCTCCACTGAAGGTCGTCGAGCGCACGGAAGTCCTTGCGGTGGCAGATCTCGTGCAGCTGCAGGGTGGTCAGGCCGCGCTTCTGCGCGCCTTCCCAGACCAGCCGGGGGGAGAACGCGCCGACCATGAGCGGCATGATGCTCTCGCAGAACCCCGCCATGTTCTGCGCGTCGGTGGCGTTGGCCGGGCCGATCTTCTCGCCGGCGGTCAGTTCCCTGGCGTACTCGGTGCCGGCGTCGCACTTGCGGATCTTGGTGGCCATCTCGCGTCCCGTTCTCCAGGTGGTTACCACCGCTCTAGCACGGTGGTAACCACCCCGCAAGGGGGTACCGCATGACCACGCCCGCCGTCATCCTCACGCCCCGCGTCACCGTCGCGATCGACTGGCTCACGCTGGCCGGCTGGGACGTCACGCAGGAAACGGGATATCCCCTGCTTCCCGGCTCGGAGATTCTCGCCATGCCGGACAAGGCGGTGTTCCTCACCCCGTCCGGAGGGCCCGGTTACGTGACGGAGGAAGCCGGGACGGACGCCTGGTCGTTCCAGGCCCGGCTGCGGGGCCCTGCTGACGACCCCCTCGCGGCGGACGCGGCGGCGCAGCTCCTCGACTGGACGATCCTGCACGGCCCGCACCCGGTGCAGGTGGACGGCGCGTGGGTCCTCAACGTGCAGCGCCTCGGCTCGCCCCCGTCGCCTCTTCCCCTTGACCCCTCGGACCGCCGGTTCGAG